ATCGTAATCATAATATTCCTGTTAGGGTTGCTCGCTACCATAACATCTTCGGACCAGAAGGAACCTGGACTGGTGGAAGAGAAAAATCTCCAGCTGCCATCTGTAGAAAAATTACAGAATTAGGTCCTGAAGGTGAGATTGAAGTATGGGGTGACGGTAAACAAACTAGATCTTTCCTTTATGTTGATGAATGTGTTGAAGCAACTTATCGATTAATGCAATCTGACTTTATAGGACCAGTTAATATTGGTTCGGAAGAGATGGTAACCATTGATCAGTTGGTTGATATTGCTGCACATGTTGCATGTAAGAAGGTTTCTAAGAAATATATTGATGGTCCTACGGGTGTTCGTGGACGTAATTCAAACAATGATCTTATTCGTGAGAAACTTGGTTGGGATTATAGTATGACTCTCCAAGAAGGTTTAGCAAAAACGATGAGTTGGATTTGGGAACAGAACCCAGATGCTTATGGTAAGGATGATTGGGAACATACTCCACCACCAACACTTGAAGATTTGATTGAAAAGGGTACTGATGTACCTGATGAGAATTATGTGCCTTTCCATCACCCTGTATAATAATGACTATTAGTTATAATAGACTTGGCGACCGTGGTCGTTTAGGTAATCAGATGTTTCAGTATGCTACTCTTAGGGGTATTGCTAAGAAACATGGATATGATTTTATGATTCCTCCAAGTGATTTCAATGACGAATGGCATGACCATCAACTTTTTGAAGTCTTTGAGTTGGAAGGACTTAAGAATATTGATGTACAGAATACATCAACGAGAATAGAGGAAAGTTGTTTTCATTTTGATGAAAATTTGTTTGAGAATTGTCCAGATAATGTAGATATTTTTGGATATTTTCAAACAGAAAAATATTTTAAAAATGCTGCGGATGAAGTTAGAAAGGATTTTACTTTTAAGAAAGATATCTTAGGACCATGTGAGGAAATGATGGGCGACGTTGGTCCAAATGCAATTTCATTACATGTTAGAAGAGGTGATTATATAAATCAACCATGGCATCCATGTTCATCTATTGATTATTATAGGCAGGCATTGTTTAGAATGCCTCCTATCGGTCCAGTTATTATTTTTAGTGATGATACTGATTGGTGTAATCAACAGGAAGAATGGAAAGATGATAGATTCCTTATTTCCGAGAGTGGAAATAATGCAGTTGATTTATGTTTGATGTCTATGTGTAAGTATCATATTATTGCTAATTCTTCATTTTCTTGGTGGGGTGCTTGGTTAGCAAACAGTGAAGAAGTTATTGCTCCTTCTGTTTGGTTTGGTCCACCATTAAGTGATCAAAATAATACAAAGGATCTATTGCCTTCTCGTTGGAGAAAGATATGAAATATGATTTAAATGATACTACTTTTATCATTCCATTGAGAATTGATACTGATGATCGCCTTAGGAATATTGTTTTAACAACTTCATTCCTATTGCGTAATTTTGAATGTACGGTTACAGTATTGGAATCTGATGAGGAGAAAAAATTTGAACAATGGGCTCTTCCTTTAATTCAACACTATACAGATACTACAGATTTAAATTATGTATTTGAACATAATGAAGATGAACATTTTCATAGAACTAGACTCCTAAATGATATGGTGATGATGTCAGATACTGACATTGTTGTTAATTATGATAGTGATATCATTCTTCCAATCTCATCTTATACGCAAGCTGTTAAGATGCTTAGGGAGGATGGGTTTGATGTTGTTTATCCTTATAAATTTGGGGAAAAGGGCGAACGAAAAGTTGTTTTAAAAACAAGAATTGAAGATGAGGATGATCTAGAAAACTTTTCTAAACAAGATGGTGTAAAGGATTTTATTAAAGAATTTAACCCAGAAGTTTTTGATAGTCATCATTTCTATGCTCAAAATGTAAATGGGCTTGGATGGGCAGAGTATGGTATGGTACAATTCTTTAAGACTTCTGTTTATAAAGAAGGTTATCTTGAAAATGAAGGTTTTATGGCCTATGCTCCTGAAGATGTTGAAAGACATTTTCGTTGGAAGACCCTTGGATATAACATTGGTCGTGTAGATAATCATGCCTACCATTTAGAACATAAGAGAACTCCTAACTCTTGGTTTAATAATCCTTTCATGCAACATAACAATCAACTTTGGGAGAAATTGAAAGACATGGATCGTGATGGTCTAATTGAATATTATGAAAATCAACCGTATGTAAAGGAGAGATTGAAATGAGTTGGAATCTTGTAACATATGCTAACGAGAAATTCGTAGAACAACAGGATTATCTTAATGCTATTGCAGCAACAAATGGTTTTAATACCATCCCATATTCTAGGGAAGATATTGAGAAGACAGAATTTTATAAGGAAAATAAAGAGATCCTAGATTCTGAAATGGGTGATGGATATTGGTTATGGAAACCATATGTCATTCTGGATGCTATGAATAAACTGGATGAAGGTGATGTTATTCTTTATTCAGATTGTGGCGATATGTTCCATCCAGATATTAAAAGATATGTTGATGAAGTTTTTGATGACGATGATCAATGT